AATAGTACCTACATGAGATAAACGATTAATTGCTTCTACTTTGTGATTGATTGATCTTAATACCCCATCAAGATTGCTTCCGTTTGGTTGCAAGATATATGGTTTTAAATTTGCATCAATGTTATCAGGAATTTCTATAATAGAACCTGCACCAGCACCAGCATCAGTATCTTTTGTTTTAACTAATGATGGGTGATTTGAAAGTCTTATAATTTGTTCAATCTCAGATAGTTCATTGTAAATAGATTTTTGAAGATCAGCTACATCATTCAAATCAGAAACACCAAGACCTCGCATTGGTGATCTTTGATTATATAAAATAACTGCTGGTATTTTTCCTAGTGGATTTGGAACTGATGTTATTAATTTTGGTTCTTCTCTATTAATGGTTGAGACAAATACTGTATCAATCTTATCTATAAACCAAAGTTTATAAAATTCACCTTCAGCAGTTTGTTCTTCTCTAATTTTTAAATAATCTAAAAAATAATATCCGGCATTGTTTCTAGTATAATGCCAATCTAAAACATTCTCAGGAGTATAGATGTTTAAATATGGTCTAATTCCTTGATCTAGTTCTTCTGCTCTTGTCATTACGTTTGTTGATGGCTTATCCATAAGCAACCATACATGACCATAAACTGAAGCGAATCTTTGTGCTTCTACAATCAAAGCATCAAAAGATCTGCCTTCTAAGTCTGCGTCGTCCATGAATTGCTCAACTGATAAATCTTCTTCTAAAGAACCCATTTCTCTAACCGGTTCAACTCTAAATAAAAATGATGAATAAATGTCTATGATATTTCTGCAGTGGTTATCTAGCGGAGTATATTGAATTCGTTTATAGTATTCATTTTCAAACTCCAGCATATAAGGTTGTAAGAATTTTCCGTCTGCATATTCTTTGCCACCTAAATATGATCTTATAAAATATTCCCATCTAGGAATCATTCCTTTGTAATGCTGATGTTGGTTCTCTATATCTTTACGTGTATATGCCATTATGAAAATCTCTTAGGTTGCGACTTAGGTAAATTAGATGTGATAGGAAATAAATATTCTATTGCGTATCTTAATGCGTCAGTCATGTGATCGTACCCGTTACCTTTTTCTGGTTGCGTTGTGTTTTCCTTATAGACTTGCTTCATCAGCGAATTTATAAGTTGTTTACAAGAAGGATTAATAAAAATGCTTCTTTTGCCATCAAATGTCTTTAATTTACTATTAACAGAATTAATTCCATCTCTAATTAAAGCATGAGTGGATTTACACTTAACATTTAATCCTGCATTTTGCAAGATGGTAAGATCTGTCCGACCACCCGCAGAAGTTTTCCTTTGCCTAGAAGCTGGATCAGGATAAACGATCATCTTTTGTTTTGGGTATCTGCTAAACAACTCATCAATAAATTCATCAGTATTAGAACTATAAATAACTATCTCGTCAAATACTTCTACTATTCCATTCTTAACATGAAATAAACAAGCACTCATGGGATCAATATTAAAATCAAGTCCCAAGTGGATTATTGCATCTTTATCATATTTACATTCTTTAACATTTTGGTCTCTGTCAAAGTTATAGAATACAACACCACTGTAAGTTTCAAAACTTGCTAGATATTCCTGTCTAAATGTTCTCTCATCTAAATCATTCATGGCTTGTTTAATTTCTTCTGCATCAACTTGCCCACCATCTAAAGTAGTATATTTAAAAGACTTCCATTCAGGATCAGAACCTAATCCCTTTTGATATATATCATAAGACCAATTCCCATAACCTCTAGGTGTTCCTATAAATAAAACATTTCCAGTTACGTGCCTATCTGATATTGTTGGACGCAAGACTTCTGACCAAGCTTCAACCGGTATATCTGCGTACTCATCTAGTAATAGAAAATCTAATCCAACTCCCCTTAAATTGTCTGGTGATTTATCTGCGCCTTTTAAACTTATCTGAGAACCATTCCTAAGAACTAAAGTTAAATCAGTTTCATTGGCATATTTAACCCATCTTTTTTCTATAACTAACTTCTTTAATTGCTTCCACATAATCTCTTTACTCATTCTATAAGTTGGTGCTACATAGAATATCTTTGAGTTAGGTTTGCGACTTGCGAATCTTAACAGTTCATACATGGCTAAGTGTGTCTTCCCAAATCTTCTTCCAGTAATAAGAACTCTAAACCTATTGGGACAAGTATATACTTCTAGTTGTGGATTACTAAAAGGCATTAGTTAGTTGATCTTAAATGCTTCTCTAAATCTTCCTCTAACTTTTTAATGATTAAGTTTAGTCTTTGTATTTCCTCTTGATTAAAATCAGCTTGTTTCATTAGATCGTAAAGTCTTATTTCAAGATCGTGGCTTCCTCTCATTTTTCTGTCTAGCATTTTAGGTTTCTTTCTTTCACACATTTGTTTCACTTCTTTTTATTTTGGTATGTTCTTAAATATCTTCTGCCTAAAGATACTGCTTCTTGTTTACTTTTTCCTCTATAACCCCATGCTTCTAAAGATAATTTCAATCTAGTTTTTTTACCAGCTTTGAATAACTGCCCTCTTGAACTTCCCATTCTAACTAGGAATGAACCTTTGCGTCTATACTCGCTTAATGTATCTGGTCTTGATTTCACTGGGGGTCTTAAATTACCACCAGTTGCTCTATTATATTTTGCCCTACCTGAAGCAGTCAAACCACCTTTTGGGTTCTTATCTCTTTTTACTAAACTAAACTTTGTCATTTTTTTTTGTATTTAATGTTATTGGCGCAGTTGGTTTTTTAATTGTTAAGTTATGTCGTTTCATAAGCAATAAAACTGTGCAATTATTACAAGCTTTAATATGTTGTTCTAATTTATTATTTATTGGCTTTCTACAAAATACACATTTCATTCAATGTTTTCCTTCTGGTCATCTTCAATAATATCATAAATAGGCAAAGGCATATTATTGTCTGAATCTATTTTTTCATTAGCTTGTCCTAATATTTGCTTACCAAGCCAAATTAACATTATTACATTACCCTTTTCAATAGCAATTTGCCATTGTTTCCTTCTCAATCTAATATTTCCTTCAGATCTTCCTTTAGCTATTTCTTTGGAATAATTATCTCTTAACGTATCTACATGACAATTAAAGAAATCTGCCATCTCCTGCATAGAACAATGTAATTTAGATAGTTTTATTACTTCCTCAGGATCTATTTCTATTCTTGGTCTTCCTGACTTTTTCTTTTCAGGTGGTATTATAGTTAGTTCGTTTTTGCTCATGTTATTTGTGGAGCGTGTGGATAGGATTCGCACCTTCTGATAAAGACTGGTCGTCTTTATTCCTACTATTAGGCACACGCATACCTTTGTACATTCCTGCACCCACTTCGTATATTTTACTAAATGGGATTATTGGAACTGTTAGTCTTTCCTTTGCCTTTGGGTTTAGGAAATAAATATATCTTAATTGAAAACCCTGTAATCTTTTGCTACCGGTAAAATCTACTTTAGATGTTCCATGTTTGGCTACTATCTCACCATTGGGTAATTGATGGATTGTATTGTTTTTATTTATGCCGATTAAATGAAATCCACTTGCCCTATAAATAGTTCCATCTCCACATTGAGTCCCATCTGAGAACGATAAAATCCATTCTATATGTGGGTAGTTCTTCTTAATTAATCTAAATGCTACTCCTAAAGCCCTGCTCTCACTATTTCTTGGAAGTATATCATTAAAAGCCATTCTGTTTAACTCTAGCATATTGTTCCACTTAGTATCTTTGACAAAGGGTAGAACTTTTCTTTTATCTATTGGGTTTCCAAATTGCATAGCGCCATGTAATTTATCTCTAAGAAATACTCCTAAATGTAAAATAGAGTTTTGGACTACTTTGCCTGAGTAATGAACTCTTTTAACAATTTTATTAGCATCTTGGGAACTAATAGGTTTAACTTGAATATCTTTAGCTGTCGGAATATTGTTCATAATAATATTTGCATATTTCAGTTAAAGCATTTCCATTAATGTTATGATTGTACTGATTGTTTAAATCAGTATTTTGTTTTGCCTTTTCAACTGCCATATTAATAAATTTTACTTGCGTATCATGGATTGTAAATGTCATGTGTTGAAATGGTTCTTTTTCACCTTCTTTTATTTCAGGAAGTTCACCAAGAGGAGAAACTGTTTCTTGAATTTCAACTAGGAAGTCATCTTTAAACCCTAGTATCTCTAAATCAAAATCATCATCTTTAAGTCCTTCAATCTCTAAAGACAACTTATCAAAGTCCCACCCTGAATTTAGCGCTATTTGATTATCAGCTAAGATTAAAGCTTTGATTTGTGTTTTTGTTAGCCCGTCAATAATTATACAAGGCACTTCTTGCCATTTTAATTTTTTAACTGCTTCTAATCTGCCATGACCAGCTATAATTGAATTGTCCGGAGTTATTAATATTGGGTTAGTGAAGCCAAATTCTTTAATGCTTGAAATAAGCTGAGTTACTTGATCCTCGCTATGTGTCCTACTATTGTTTATGTAGGGAATAAGATCAGATACCTTCTTTTTAATAAGTTCCATAATTAACCGACTATGTCTTCGTTATTTGGACTATTATTCTTTTTTAAGGGATTTGTAAAGGAACTCTAATAATTCTGGGTTTTGATGTAGAATATTACAAAGACCAGAAGCTAATACAGAACAAGCTATTTCTTCGTCCTTAGCTTTAAGATCTACATAATAAAAATCTAGTAGTGCATGGAATATTTCGTGGATTGTGGTGTCTATTGTTTCGGAATGATCTAGGGATTTGTCTAAGACTATTGTCTTGCTCTTATGATGATATTCACCATAAATTTTTTTCTTGTCTGCTTCTTTTGCGTCTATAAATTTAACAACTATTGTTTTGCTACCAAACTTAATTTTGTTTGGCAATTTCATTTACAGATTTTAATTATAATAATAACAAAAGCTAGTATCGCTATTAACAATGCTAGGCATACAAAGAAATAAGTCATTTTGATTTAAGTTTCTTTGCTATGTAAAGATTTTTAACAAAACTATTTTTCTTTCCAAACTTTTGACCAGCAGATCTTCTCGCTGTTTTGTAAGCTTGGGATTTTTTATTAAATGACTTTGGCTTTCCTAGACTTGATGGTCTTTTGCTTTTCCAAATTGGTATTTTCATTTTTTCTTTGTTTGTTTTAACGGCTTTGGTTTATAAACTCTATATGTTCCTTTGACTTTAGTTTTGTTGGTATACAACTTACTTAAAGTTGATGACGTGGTTTCATTTGCCATTTTTAATCCTTTTAATTCTAAGTTTATTAAAGTGCT